AAAAAAAAAAAAAAAAAAAAAAAAAAAAAAAAAAAATAAAAATTAAAAAAAAAAAAAAAAAAAAAAAAAAAAAAAAAAAAAATAGGAAGTTTTAATATAAAAGAAAAGGAGTGGATAAATGAATAATCAAAAAATAATGGGGGCTCAACAACAACAACAATTTGTTGACCCCCCCAACACAAACACAAACACAACACTAACACCACAAATAAAATACTATCAAAACGGTGATTTGTCAAATAAATTTTCAAAATATTTTAAAACTGCTGGCGTTAAACCAGTTTTAGGCGAAAAAAAATACTCACCACTTCACTCGGCACTCGAATATACTGATTTTGAAAAAGCAAAATACCTTGAAGCGGACTTAAAACAACTGAATTTATTTTGTATAGATATTGATATTAAAGCAGATGCAGAATTTGAAAGAGATTATTATTTAGATGAAATATTACATAACTTAAAAGAAGTTGAAGAAAATGCATATGTTGAGTATTCGAAGAACAAAGGAATACATATATATATAAAACAAAATAGTCCACTACCTAATAAACTTGTTTATAAACTTCCTTCAACCCGAGAAATTGAAATATTAATACATAAAGCAATAATAACAGATAATGCACACCGAAAAAGTTTCTACAGCAGTTTTTATGAGTTTTTAAATACAGCGACACAAATAACAGAACAACAACAATTAGATATACTAAACTATTTTGAAACAACATATACAAACAAAAAAGAATATATTAGGCAGCAACAAACAAACACAAACACAAAAGCCACTGCGGATGATATTAAAACAACTAAAAGAATTAAATTTTACAATTATGAACTTATAAACAGAATTGGAGTAAAAGAAGTATTAGAAGCACTAAATATCGACTACAAAGAATATAACAATTATTATACAATATTTTCACTGGTTGAGGATGATGGGCACAATATGGGTGTTATGATTTACAAAAATAGCGGTGTTGTTATTGACTTTCATACTGGTGAAAAATATAACTTCCTTGATTATATTAAGCATCACGATTTTTTTAGTAATTACAAAAACGTTGATGAAGCAGTAAAACAAATATTTACAATAAAAAATGTATTATTTACTCGATATACAAAAAATAAGAAAATGAGTTTTGAAGTTAAGTATAAAAAAATTAAAATTGATGAATATATAAATACTGATGATATTGCCGAAATTTTAAATACAGAAAAAAAAGTTGTGCAGATAAAAGCAGCGACAGGAAGTGGCAAAACAACAGCAATAATTAACTACTTTATAAATAACAAAAACAAAAGTGTTATAATAACTTTTCCATACAGATTGCAGGTTGAACAACTTCAAAAAAATTATGGTGCAAACCGTGATTTTGAGTTTTTATATGCAGGGCAACAACACAATAATAGTAAGCGTGTTGTTATTACAACATACGATAGTATAATTAAAATTTCAAACGTAAAAGATTATGATTATTTTATCGTTGATGAAGCACACAACATTTTTAAACAAAAAAATTTTAGAACATTTGCAATAAATAATATTATCAATAATAGTAACAACGAAAAACAAACATATGTATACATAACAGCAACCCCACAATGTTTATTTACAGAAAATGATGATGCAATAAGTTATGAGTTTGTTAAAAACAGCAAAAGTAAAAATTACAAACAATCTAAACTTATTTATACAAATGAATACAATGATAAAATCGATTATATAATCAAAAATCACAAAAATAATATGATTGATGCTATTTTAATAAATGATGTAGAAGAAATAAAACTTCTATCAAATAAACTAAAACAAATGGGTTATAAAATAGCAACAGCCTTTTCTGAAAAAGACAGAGAAAGAGAAGTTGATGAATTGACAAAACAAACAATTGAAAATATTATAAACAACGAAAGTATTGACAACAACATTGATTTTTTGTTAACAACAAATGTTCTGTTAGATGGTATTAATATTAACAACAAAAATATTGATAATGTTTATTTTATTAAAAAAATGGATGTTGTATCGGTGCTACAATTTGCTGGAAGGTTCAGAAGCGGGTTTAATGCATTGGTTATTTTTACAAAAAAACAAGAAGCGAACGAAACCCCCGCATTTACTTTTAACTATATTGATATATACAACAAATATTATAAGCAATTAAACACACAAGTAAATGGGCATCAAAAAATTATCGATGATAATATTAGCAACACCCACTTTCGCATTTTTATAAAATCACTAAATGAATATATCAAGACCAATTTTCTTTATAGACGTTTTAACATTTATAAATATATCAAATTAAATAGCGAAAACAATGAACTAATGTTTGATATAAATTTATTGCAATACGATATATATATACAATTTCTTTCTTTAACAACAAAAAACAATTTGTTTAATTTGTTTTTAGATAATTATTCTATTGAAGAATACACAGCAAAAAACGATGATTTTTCAGCAATAAAAAAGGAATTACATAAAAGTAAAGAAGAAACAAAAAAAGAGATAAAAGGAGTATTAAATAGTGTTGATAAGTTGCTTACAGCAACAAAAGTTATTTTGCAAGATGATAATGAGTACACGCAACAAGTGTCAGTTTTAAAATATAAGACTTTTGAAAATGAAAATAATACAGATTTTATTGAAGAAGCAAAAGAATTATATAGTAAAAATAAAAAGCAAGTTAAACGCTATTTATTAAGAATGTTACATATATATAAAATATTAAGTTTTGATGATATTAAAAAATTAGAGCAAGAAATACTAAATCACCTTTTTCTGCAAGGCAAACACTATCAATCTTTTATCACAAAAATTCAACTTTCAATTGTTAATGTTTTAATTACAAATAATAAAATAAACAATATAACAAATAACGCAATAACTAATATCATAAACGAAATAAACACATTAAAACGTGAGGTAGAAAAATACAAAAACAAAAACATCAATGAATTTTATAGTCAAATTTATAATATTACAAATTTATCTAAAACAACAATAGAAAGTGTTATTTTAAAGAAAAAAACAAGAAACAATAAAACAACATTTTATAGTGTAATCGATGTTGATTTTTATAAATTAGATGAACAAAGTATTTTAGAAAAGTTCGATGAAATTTATTTTATCAACAAACTTAAAATTGATTGTATGTTCAGAGTTGAAACTGAAAATGAAGTAGTAAAAAATAATATAACAAATGAAACGCTTGCATTTAATATGTTTTAGACTGTTCTCGCTCGTCGAAATTATATAATAATAATTGTTATATATATATATATTTCGACGAGCCAGAACAAAATTAAAAGTGAAAATAAAAGTGAAAAAATAATATAAAGAATGTAAGTGAAAATAAAAGTGAAAAAATAATATAAAGAATGTAAGTGAAATTAAAAGTGAAAAAATAATATAAAGAATGTAAGTGAAAATAAAAAAAAGTAAAAAACAGAGAAAAGTATTAGTATTTTATTATGTAAAAAATTAGATGTTTGTTTGTCATCGCTAAAAAACAGACAAAAAAACATAAAGGAGTTTTTTATGTATATTATGAAAACAAACCAAAATTTAGTTGAAGAATTTTTGACAGATTTTAGAAGTGCTTATAATAAGTATTTTGAAAACAAACCTTTCTTGTTTAAAGAAAGCGAAGAATGGTCAATTACAGCAGGATTTGCAAAAATGTATTTTCCAAATAGTTTTAATAAATATCACCAAACAACATACCTTTGGATAAAATTTGATGAAAGTTTAGCATACACAATATTAGCAAGAGAAAAATATAAAGATGCAGAAATAAATAAAATAGGTTTTTATGATAATGATAATGATAATAATAATGATGATGATGAATTTAAAATTGATTATATTGATACTGATAACGACGATGAAAAAGATTTTTATGATTATGCTTTTTTTTATGAAGGATTAGGCAGAAAGGATGAGGAAATTAAAAACAAAGTGAATGACTTAAAGAAACAATTTATTGAGTATGTTGAAACATTATAATTAAAAGTAAAAAAGGAGGCAGGAGGCTTGTATTAAATATGTTTTAAAAAAGGAGTAAGGAAGGAAATGACAAACACAAACACCACTGTAATAAACAACAACACCAGCATTGAATTTAACAAAAAACTAAAATACTCACAACTTGGAGTTGAGAGTATTGCAAACTTCATAAGAGCAATAACAGCAACTGAAGAAATGCCAACTTTCATTGATGACAAAAGTTGTGATTTTATTTTAAACTTCAAAAAATATGAAGTGAAGCAAGAAAAAAAAAGTTTTTATACTAATAATATAGTATTTGAATATTCTAATTATAACAAAATATCAGGCGTTCTTGCAACTCAAAGCGATATTTGGGTTCATATTTTTGCGGTCAATGAAAATGAAAATGAAGTTTGGTATATTGCCTTTTTTAATACTACAGAACTAAAAAAAGAATTGTTAGAAAGTAATTTTAAAAAAGTCACTGGTGGTGATGATAACGCATCAAAGATGTTTTTAGTTCCGATTAATTATGTGTTTAAAATGAGTAGTTTACTTACGATACTTCAAATTCCAAAAATTTTGCTTAATAAATATATTACAACAGTTTAAGGAAAAATTATGGATAACAATATATACAAAAAAAATATTGATGTTTTTTTTTCAAACAATTTTAATAAACTACTCAAACTTTTTAAAACGCATAAATATTTAAGTAAAAATTATCATATCGATACTGATGAAATGTTGAGTGAAATGTATATTTATATGCTCTCTTTTCCTTTTTTTTTCATAAATAAGACTTTAAGTATTTCAACAATTGAAAACATTTTATTATCACACGAATTTTTATCATATCTATACAACAAATACATCATTGAAAATAGACAGTATGATAGATTAATAAAAGAATACAAAGAGTTGTTTAATAATTATAATAATTTAACACAACTTGAAGTTGAAATATTATTTGAAATGTACATAAACAACAGAAATGAAGATGAGATTGCGAAAATGTATAATATAAAAAAATCAACATTGAAAAATAAAGTATGCAATATAAAAAAGAAAAAGATAAAGAAAGACAATATTTCTTTTAGTGTTGAAAAAATGTAAAATATTCAACACGAGAGAATTATGATGTTAAAAAAATTAAAAAAATATATCACGAAAAAGTACTATATAAGAAAGAGGTAAAAGTTTATGGATAAAGAAAAAGAAAAATTATTAACTAATCAGTTAATTAAAAATGATGATGGTAATACTAATGTTAATTGTAATACTAATGTTAACACTAATAACAATTCATTAAAATTAAAAGGTAAGACTATATCATTAATAAGCAAAATTACGGGAATAATATTTATATTAACAATTTACATTGTATATTTAATTGTAAATAAACAATTGCCTTCATCTGACGAAGTGATTGGTATTCTATTGATAGGAATTGGCATTACTAATATAATATCATTGCCGATTGACCTTTCGATTATTATTAAAAATCTAAAGGGAAACTAAAATGAGAATTTGCAAAAGGCACGGGTGCACTAACATAGCAACTGATGGTGATTATTGTGATGAACATAAAGAATTTGGATTAAAGTATGAAACCACAATAAATGATGCACGTGAAAGGGCTAATTTAGATAGACTTTATAAACTTTCTACAAATGCTGATAAAAGAATAAACGATAAATTTAGACAAAGTTACGGATGGCAAAAGTTAAGGGAAGAAATATTGAAGGGTGGACAATGCCAAATGTGTGGTGCAACAAACAACCTTGAAGTTCATCATATTGTAAAACCGAACGGCAATGTTGAATTATTTTTTGATAAAGCAAATCTAATGATATTATGTCATAAGTGTCATATAAAATTACACGCTCAAGAAACACGGGGGGTACAAAATAAAAAAAACAACGTTATTTTTTAATTACATCGGGCACTCTCTTTTTTGTGAAATGTCAAAATTAAACGCATTAAAAAAAGGAAGTGGGTTTTTGAAAGTGGATTTTTAATATAATAAAAAAGAGGTAGAGGTTTATGAACATACATACAACAATTATGGTTATAATTATGACTATTACAATTTATACTATTACAATTTTCACCATCAATTTTTTTCTTAATAAAAAAATAAAGCAAATCCAAAATCGTTTGAACAATTTTAAAGTAGTAAGTGTAAACCATGAAATTGAATTTGTTAATGACGCAATTCAAATTGCACAGAAACTAAAAAAGCAAAATTTAATTAATTAAAACAAAATGTTCTATCTCGTCGAATTTATATAAAAAGATTATTATATATATAAACTCGACGAGACAGAACACGAAAGGAGTTAGAGATGATTAAAAACGACAATTTAATAAAAAATTTAAGAGGTACGTACAGAGCAGATAAAGATAAAAATAAAATTGCAGATAGAGATGAAGGTTATTTTGAAGACAACAATAATAACAAAAAACAAATTATTACATTAAACATCGAAAATATTTTAAAAAAATCTAATTGGGCACTAAAAACAAAAAAATACTTTACTGTTGCAGTTAATCAACTTTGCGAAACTAAACAATTAAGTGATATAATAATAATTCAATTACAAACAGCCTTTAACATTTTTGATGAAAGCGACAAACTATTAACCGCTTTAAAAACACAAGATGAAGATGATGATATAAAAAAACAAGCGTCGCTACTAAAAATATATTCATCAAGCATTAGAATATTTAATAATATTTTGAAAGATTTAAAAATAGATGAAGCAGATTTTAATGATGATGAAAACGAAAACGAAAATGTTAATATTGCATTAAGAGAATTATTAAAGAACAATTAAAAGGAAATTAAACGAATGTTGACTTTTGAAAAATATGTTGATGATGTTATTAATAAAAGAATTGATGTATGTGAAAAAACATATTTAGCAGTAAAAAGGTTCAGTGATGATTTAGAAAGACAAAACGATGAAAACTTTGAATATATATTCGATTATCAAAAAGCAGAAAAAATTATTAATTTTATTCAATCTCTGAAATTTTCGGAGGATAATTTTAACAACAAGCCTTTTGTTTTGGAAGGTTGGCAAGCATTTACAATTGTAAATTTGTTTGCTTGGATAAATAAGAAAAATAAAAACAGAAGGTATCAAAAAGCGTTTATTTTTATAGCACGAGGTAATGGAAAAACACCACTTGCAGCAGCAATTGCTCTTGTTAGTATGCTAATAGATAATGCTGCACAGGTTTATTCCATTTCAACTAATTATAGTCAATCCGCCCTTGTCTATAACAATATGAAAAATTTTATAAACAAAGATAAAGATTTAAGAAAAATATTTACTATCTATGCACGTTCGATTGAAAACAAACTAACAAATAGTTTTTATCGACCGCTATCAAAATCTTTTGCTGGGTTTGATGGTTTTAATCCCAGCATTGTGATTGCAGATGAAATTTCGGCGATGAAAGATTATAATTTACTAAATGTTATGACAACAGCATTACATAAAAGACAAAACAGCCTTTTATTTATGATAACGACAGCAAATTTTTATAATAACCAAAGCCCCGCCGTAATCGAATATGATTATTCAAACAAAATATTATATAATATATTACAAGATGATAATTATTTTGCTTTGGTATATGAAATTGATAAGCACGATGATTGGAAAAATGAAAAATGTTATATTAAAGCAAATCCTTCATCATTTGTTAACTTTGAAAAACTCAAAAAAATGAAAGATGAAGCATTGCATAAAAGAGAAGCAGAAGTTGCGTTTATTACGAAAAATTTGAACAAGTGGGTTGTTGGTGATATAAATGAGTTTGTTAATCCCGCTATAATTAATAATATCAAAGAAAATTACGAAACATATAAAGATAAAATAAACGATGAACTATTACAAAATAGCGTTTGTTTTTTAGGTGCTGATTTTAGTGCAAGAAATGATTTAACAGCAATAACGATTGCTTTTTATTTAAAAGAAATAAATAAAATATACTTAAAACACCTTGCTTATGTGCCAAAAAAGGTAACTGGAAACAGAACAGCAGAAGAAAAACAGTTTTTGATAAATATGTTAAGACAAGGATGGCTGAAAGAAGCAGGCGATACTGAATATATTGATGAAAGAATAGTTGTTGATGATATATTAGAGTTGATAAAAAAATACAAAATAAAAACAATGTATTATGATGCTTATAACTCAATCAACTATATTCAAATTCTTGAAAAATATATTAATTGTGTTGCAGTTCCGCAAACAATTGCAGTTATATCACCTCACGTTCAAAATTTTGAGCGTGAACTTTTAGAAAACAATATTATATGCGAAAATCCCTTATTTTTCTGGTGTTTATCGAATGCGAGAAAATATACAAGCGGAAGTTTAGTTAAAGTAGAAAAAGAAAGTAAAGATAGTAGTAAAAGAATTGATTTAGTCATTTCTGCAATATTAGCAACTATAGGAATTGAAAATTATAAAATGCAAAATATAAAACAACAAATTATTACAAAAGATAATAATAATAACAATAATAATATAAAAGAAGAATTAAATACGCTAAAATCAATTTACAATCTATTTTAATTCAAAAACATTACTTTCTTCGATTTAATTCTAAAAAAAATATAGATTTTATCGTATAACCATCACGAGAAAGTACTATATATAGAGAGGTGTAATACCACTCCGCACCTCTCTATATAAATAACGAGGTAGTGAATGAAATTTAATATATTTCAAAAAAGAAGTAAAAAAACATTAGAGTTGCCCTTCTCAATTTTACAGAAAGCACTACAATATGATAATTTAAATATAAAAAATAATTCAACAATAATTTTTTGCACAAACTTAATTTCAAATCTAATTTCAACGCTCCCTTTTAGCATTTATTATGAAAACGAAAAAGGCAATAAAATTGAAGCAAAATATCATAATGCTTACAAATTAATACAAAGACCGAATGTTAACGAAACGTGGACAATATTTATAAATGCAATAATCAGGGATATAATATTTTCTGGTAATGCATTTATCTATAAAATTATTAATAAAAATGAAATTTCACAATTAGTTCGCATACCACCTAAAAATGTTGAAGTTAAATTGAATGGTTTAGAAAAACAATACTATATTAAAAATTCACAAACACTATTAACTGATAAAAATATAATACATATACCCAGTTTTTTTAATTATACAATTGCGGGTGGACAAAGCATTGTTGATTATGCAAAAGAATATATTTTAACATCAGCAACAATGCAGCAATATATCAATTATTTCTATAATAATTCACCTTTTTCACGCTATAAAATTGATTTTAACAACTCCGAATTTAGAGATTTAAGTAAAGATAAAATAAGTGAATTTACTGATTTTTTTACATATTTAGCAAGTCAAGCGAATGCTGGAAAACCGCTTGTAGAGTACAAAGGTGTTAAAATTGTACCGACCGACTTTAAAGACGCTGATATTTCGTCTTTGAGAGAAAACAAGACAGAAGTTGAAAAAGATATAGCAACATTAATGGGTGTTCCTTTTGCATTGATAAATGCTGATGCATCAAAATATCAGGATTTATCGATGAATTTTTTAAAAATATTTATATCAACCACGCTTTCCGCTTATACAGATAGAATTGCGTCTGTTTTTAAGTATTCGCTTTTAAATGAAAATGAATATGACAATTACAACTTTGAGTTTGATTACAGCGAATTGTTAAAAGGTAATCAGAAAGAGTTTGTGGATAGTGTTACAAACCTACAAAAAAACGGAATTATTACAATAAATGAAGCAAGAAAAGAACTAGGATGGAACACTACAACCGAAATTGGAAGTGATAAACACATTGTGAACGGAGTTGGAGTTTTAGAAAATATAATACAACAGAAAAATAAGGAGTAAATAATGGCTAAAAAGAAATATGAAAGACGAGTATTTGAAGTTAAAAATGCAAAAATTGAAACACGAGAAAGTAATAATGAAAAACACATTGTAGGGATAATTCCTTATAATTCATACAGCGAAGATTTGGGTTTTCGAGAAATTATCGCACCGAGTGCATTCAAAAAAACAATTCAAGAGAATAAAATTTATGCACTGCAAAATCACGACACAAATTTAGTTCTTGCTAACAACAAAAACGAAACTTTAAAGTTTGAAGATACAGAAGATGGACTTATTTGTGATGTTTTACTGGATGATAGAACTTATGCACAAGATTTATATAAAGCAATAGCACGTGGCGATGTTTCTAATTTGAGTTTTGGGTTTAGTGCTATAAAGGATGAGTGGATAACAAATAATGATGGTAGTCAAATTAGAGTATTGAAAGAAGTGAAATTGTATGAGGTTTCATTTGGAGTGCCTTTTCCTGCTTATTCTGACACAACATCAGAGGCAAGAAATATAAATGAGATTGCACAGGAAATAAATTTATTAAGTGATGATGAAAAAAATGAAATAGTGAAAATTTTAACTCGTAATTCTGATAAAAAAGATGAGCCAGCCGATGAGGCTACTCAAACAGAAACAAAAAACACAACATCTGATGAAGCAAAAACAGATGTTGCCGTAGAAAACAAAGAAAACGGGTTAGATTTATATAAAGCAAAAATTAAATTATTTGAATTACAAAACTAAAAACTAAAAGGAGTTTTAAAAATGAAAAAAGAAGAAATAATTAAAAAGATGAATGAAATTGTAGCAACAGCAGAAGCAGAAAAAAGAAACCTAAATGAAGCAGAAAAAGCAGAATTTAGGGTATATGAAAATTTATTAAAAGATAATAAGGAAGACAAAATGGAAGAAAAAAAAGAAGAATTAAGAAGCGTAAAATTTGCAGATAACAAAGATAAAATTGAAATTTATAAAGATATTGCAAATGCAATGAAAGAAGGAAGAGGACTTACCCTTAACGGGGCTGGTGCAATTGCAATAGTTGATGACCTTTTTTCAGTTATGCTTGCAAAAAGAGAAATAACACAGAAATATCAAGTTTTTTATGCAGAAAATGCAAACCAAAATATACCTGTTTTAAATCCAAATCCAGCAAGACCAGCAGCAACAAATGAGGGTGCAACAAACATTTCACCTGATAGTACAGCGGTTTTAACAGGTGTTAATATGATTACTAATCCATTTTTATCAACACTTCCTGTTTCTTTAAGTGCAGCAAAATTTATACCAAATTTGGAAAGCAAAATTAAAACATTAATGGCTGATGTTTACGCAGATGCACTTTTTTATCAGAGTTTAAACGGAACTGGCGGTAATGGTGAATTTAAAGGTATATTTACAGCAAATGTTTTAACTAACACTTTGACTTGTGCAGCAACAGGAGCACCAACTTACGCAGACCTTTTAAATCTTGCATTAAAAGTCGCTGATATTAGTGATGAAGGCTACATTGTGTTAAATTCAGCATTTATTGCATCAATATTGGCTGATACTAACACACCAGAACAAGCGAAGACCGAAATTCTACTAAACAAAAGCATTTTTGGCGTTCCTCTTTATGTTTCATCTTATGCTCCAACCACAATAAGTGGTGGAAGCGTGGTTGCAGTTGGATTTATACCTTCAAAATATGCAGTTGCACTTGCAAGTCAATTAGATATTGAGCCTCTCAAAAAAGTTGGTGATGCTAACATTTATTATCAGTGCACTTTATTTATGAACGGTATGCCAACAAATCCGAAAAATTCGATTGCACTTTTGGCTAAATCATCATCTTAGTAAAAATTTAGAATTAAAATATAGAGGAAAAAACAGGGGTTGGAAATGTTTACTAAAACAACTTTTGATTTATTTAATGTTTATATGAACGACTACGAAGGAAACAGCACAACACAAGATGAGGTTTATAAATTAAAAATAAGATGTTTAGAAACCGCAAAAGCAATAGTTGAAAGAAAATTAACTTATTCAATTGAAGAAAATACTATAAACAAAAAATTTATAAATATTTACCATATTTATATTGTGCTACCAGCCCCCGCATCCTCTATTACTACTTTAAAAGTGAATGAAAATAATATAGATGTAAAAAAAATAATAATTGATAAAAATATTTTATATATCGACGGTTTTTATGATTATAAAGATTTACAAATAGAGATTGAATATAAAACTGGTTGGAAAGAAGAAACACTACCTACCGAAATTTTATCAACGATTTTATCAATTGCAACTTTGTTGTATATACAAAGTGGTAAAAATATTGGAATTACAGGATTAGCAACAGGCGGCGAATTAGGTTTCAGTAGAACTTTTATAAATTATACTAACTTTGATAAATATTTAACACCGCTTTTGGGATGGATAATTTAATGAGTAAAACAGGATTTGTTATTGATTTATCACAATTAGAGAAAACAATAAAAAACATAAGAGACAGCAAAATTAGGGATAAGGTTGAAAAATATATAGTTCGCAGATATGCATATCACACAAAAAAAGACGCAATAAGTTTACTTAAAAGTAAAATAAGAGATATAAAAAAAGCAAAAAAATATATTAATTATAAAATTTATAGAGATAAAACAGCAGTGTTAAAGGCAACTTATATTGCACGCTTTGTTGAGACGGGAGTAAAAGAAAGAATACCAAAAAAAGCAAAAGTATTGTATTTTATTGTAAATAACAACAACGTTTTTACAAAATATTGTAGAGCAATACCCCCAAAACCATACTTTTCAGAAACAGCAAACGATTTGGAAAATGGTAAATTTGATAATGCTGTTCTTGGTGATGATTTACAGAAATATGTTAATAAAATTTTAGAAAAAAGGATATAGAAATGAGTAGTTTTTTTAACATAGACAACGATATTTTAACTTTTATAAAAAATAACTACAATACATATTTAGACGAAGTTGAAATAAACATACAAAAACCAAACGGCTATTATAACGATATACCAACAGCGTTCCCCGCAAATCAAATAATTCTTTACGTTTATGCAGATACAATTGAGTTTGAAGAATTTACGAATGAAAGTAAACAATTAAAACAAACAATTACAATCATGATAGTGTTTAATAATATACAAAAATCGGGTGTTGATATAACAATTTTATTAAAAAAATATGCGGAAGCACTTTATAATTTAATAAATGAAAATAATACATTTAATAGTATAGTTGATATAACAAAAATAAATACAATATCATTCCTTAATCAATCCGCAATGGATAGTTCAGCACAAAATTTGAGAATGATAAATGCAGAAATACAAATAATAAAAGAAATATAATAAAGGAGTTAGAAATGTTGACAGGAAACAAAGCAAAACTACAGGTTGCAAAAGAAACTACATTTGGAACAAAACCCATCTCAATGACAAATCAACTTCAATTTTTCAGTGAAAATTTTAAAGAAAAGCGAGAAAAAAAGAGCGAGGGCGTTATAACTGGTGCAAAAGGTGAGACAGCGAGTTACACCACAAAAATAGTGGTTGATGGGGGTTTTAGTTGCCTTGTAAGACCCGACGATGCTGGACTATTGTTTGCAGCAGCATTGGGCACAGAGGGTGAGGTGACGGATGTTGGAACTAATGGAAAAAAACACACTTTTACAGCGCTGGATATGATAGAAAGTGCAAGTTTGCCTTCTTTATCTGTTATAGTCGACAGAATTGCAAACACTTTTACATATACTGGATGCAAAATAAATGAATTAAAATTGTCCTCCACTGCTGGTGATTTTGTTAAAGTTGATGTAGGAATGATTGGTAAAAGTGAAGCACTTGGTGATACTTTAACAACTTTAACACCGAGCGTTAGGCGTGCATTCAAATTTTTTGGTGGCTCTTTAAAAATCGGAGGAAACACAGTAGCAGATTTAACTAAAATTGATTTTTCTTACAACAACAATTTGCAGGCAGATATTCAAACAAACAGCAGTGGATTATATGTAGTTGAACCCCAACCTGCACAAAGACAAATTTCAATTGATGTTGACGCACTTTTTAGTGATAATACAATAACACAATATGTTAACAACTTCAAGGCAGACACTCAATTTTCGCTTGAAATAAATTTTACAAGTGATGAAGAAATTGAAACTGGACTTAATTATTCACTTAAAATTACAATACCTGCGGCTCAAATCGTTGATAGTGATTTTGGAATTTCAGGCACTGATACTTTAAAACACAATTTTAAGTTTAAAGCGATTGATAGTATTGCAAGCGAACTAATTACAATTGAGTTAGTTAACACAAATGCAAGTAAATACATATAGTATATTTCGTAATATTATAAAAAGTTTGAGGCAAAAATCGTTTATACGGCGATTTTATTAAATTTATGTAAAAATATACTATGAAAAAAAACGGAGTAAAAAAGATGAAAAGAGAAGAATTTAAAGAAAAGATGTTAATAAATACAAAAATAAAACTTTCAAATGATGATTATATAATATTAAGAGAACCAACACTTATAGAAATGCAAAATTTTAGTGATGACAATAGAGAAAATTTAAAGTTATTAGCAAAAATATTCAAAGATTGTGTTATTGAACACACCTTCGCTAATGAAGATGGTACAAAAATGGCGAATACAGAAGTGCAAAAAACACTGGAAACATCTGGTGCGTTGTTTATAGAAATATTAAACGCTTGGATTAACAATATCCCTTTCAGCAGACGGCTGCAACAGAAATAAGGCAGGTTGCAGCCGTGTTGTTTGCCGCTGGCGACCCAACCGCTGATGGTGAAATTTATAGACTTTATTTGAAGTGGGGTTGGTGGTTTGATTTGTTTTTTATGTGCGTTGATAGAAAAACAGGCAATTGGTTGCATTTTCCTTATAACAGGGATGTGGTAAGGCAAGGTTATACTACTATGCAGATTTTAAATTATATTAATGGCTTGTGGATAGAAAAAATTAATAAGGAAATGGAAAAAATAACAACAAGGTAAAGAAATGGCTGTAACAGAAATAAAAATTAAATCAGCATTTGACGATGCAGGCGTAAAACAAGCGGAAAGTTCGTTATCAAAACTAAAAAACACAGGGAATGGTGTAGGCTCTTCGTTTAATCTACTAAAATCAAACTTCTCAAGTCTTACTAATTTATCAAGTGTTTTTAGCGGCGGTATGAGTGGTGTGGTTGGAAGTTTGTCATCAGTCATACCCGTGGCGGGCGCTGTGGTTGGTGCGTTGGCTTTGGTAGGAAAAAGTATTTCGGCGTGTGTATCAGAATTTAGTGAAGCAGAAGTTGTAAATGTAAGGTTTGAAAATAGTTTAAAAACACTTGGATTGGAAAATTACAAATCACAATTTGAAAATCTTGCAAAATCAATTCAAAAATTAAGTGGCACAAGTGATGATGCAGTTAAAGATGCTATTCAGATTGGCTTACAAATGGGTATAAATGCTGATGAAATGAATAGAACAATAAAAGTGGCTGCAAACCTTGCTGCGGTATTTGGAATAGACTTAAAAACAGCAGTAGAAATGCTTGCGAAGGCGGACGAGGGGCAAACAACACAATTAACAAGATTAATACCAGCCTTAAAATCAACCGTGGATGCTGGTGCAAGTTATAGTGATATATTAGGAGTTATTGAAGAACGAACGAAAGGGGCAGCAGAAGCAAGTGGAAATACTTTAACAGGAAGTATGAATAAGCTGAAAGAGGCGTTTGGTGATTTGAAAGAAAACATTGGGCGTATATTTGCACCTGTGATAAAATGGGCAGTCGATTTAATTACAGGGTTAATTGATGTTCTGAATAATCTGTTTGATTTATCTAAAACAACAACAACAACTGGCTCTGATATAACTGTAAATAATAAAGGAATGAGCCTGGATGAAGCAGAAAAAGCAATAAAGGCTGGGTATGGTGAAAAGGTTGTACTAAACGGGCAAGCTTACGCAAAAGAATTTGCTTTACGACTGATTGAAATAATGAAAAAAGAAGGGATAACTTTTGAACAGGCGAAATTAGTTATGCAAATGATGCAGGTTAATAAAAATTTAAATGAAGCAGAAGCAACAGCAAAGGTTTTAGCAAATCAAAGCAAACAAAACGCAACACAAACAACTGAAACTAAAAAACAAAACACAAATGAGACTAAAAAACAAGAGACAACCAAAACTCAATCTCAGCAACAACCCCCACCCCCGCAAACATATGATGCAGCATTAGATGAATTTTATCTAAATACAAAAAAGTTTTATGATTATCAACAAATAGCAATAGAACAAGAATATAATGATGAATTTAATATTTATAAAGAATATATTAATCAAACAGAAGCATATAAAAGAGAAGAAGAAAACAAAACACAGGAAAAAGAAAGAGCAGAAAGAGAAAAAACAGAGCAGATGCAAAGAGAAAAAATTCAAAATTTTTGGAATAATCTTAAAAACTTTGCTGGAAATGCGTTAGGTGTAAATTTATCAAGCGTAAAAGAGTTTTTTTTAAGTTTATTACAACAAACAAAGAGTTTTCAAGCGTTTTCAAATGTGATGAAACCTATCATAACAATGTTGGATGCAGTATTTAAACCTATTTTACAAACATTAGCACCAGTTCTACAAGTTTTATATAAAGTAATTTCTTTTGTTTTAAAAATAGTAATGCCTCCCATCATTGTTCTTGCCGCTATTATTCAAAATGTTGTTTTAGCATTTAAAGCAGTTGTTGATTATATCAAAATGTTTCTTGCTGGTGATTGGAGTGGTATAAAAAATTATAAGGTCAATTGGGTAAATCCAGCAGAATTAATCGAAGAAATGCAAACAAATTTGGAAAGTGCAAGCAACGAAAATGCGTTTGGACAAACAGCAACAACAACTTCAACAACAAATTATTCAGCATCAGGTGCACGTGATATTTATGTAAATATATATTTTCAAAATAGTTATGTGAACGGTGATGCAAGAGAAATTGCGTTAAGGCTAAGAGATGAAATTAGACTTGCAGAAGCAATGGGGTATTAAAAAATGGCAGTAAAAATTACGAATATAAAAGCACAAATTTATAATACTCAAACCAGCACTTGGGTTGAATATCCTATTTTTGGGAACAAATTTAATTTAACAAGGCAAATTAATTTATTTTCTTCAAATTCAAGTGATGTTTTTGCAGAGTTATCATTTTATTACAATGCTGATTTATATAATTATTTGATAAATAATAAAAATGTGAAATGCAGATTATATTATAACTCTGATGTATATATTTTTGAAGGAATTATACAAAATAAATTTAACATAAAAAGAGAAGCAGACAAATTACCTCAAAAAATTGATGTTAATGTAGTTGCACCAACATTTTTATTAAGAAAAAATTATAATATAGTAAAACGCTATGTTAATAAAACCCCATATGAAATTATTAATGATTTATTAGCAATAGCAAATTTAGAATTAGATAGTGCTTATACAAATTTACAAGACACAACTTTATCTGTTGTTTTTGATTTATCAAAAATCACACCGCTTGAAATTGTTGAGAAATTAGCGTTTGATTGCTCTTATGTAATTTATTCTGGAATAAACAATAATACGATGAAACTACGTTGCGTTGATATAAAAAATATATCAACAAATTTCTCAAGAACTTATAAAGAAAAAATCTCATCCTCAATGGATGGAAGTGGCGGTATATACACATTATTAAATGATATAAATATTGAAAAAACAGAAAAAGAATATGATGAAATAGATGTAAAATATTATGATTTAGTAAGTTTTTCAAATCAAGTTTTATTTAAAGAAACAACAAATCAAAATGCGGTGTATGATTGTATAATTACATTAGCACCAAATAGTTATTATCAAAATAATTCAAATGGTGTATATTTAGATTTAACATATTATAATTCTAAAAATGAAAATTATGAGATTGCAGAAATTTCTAACGCAACATTAGAAATTCAAGCAGATAATAATATACAAGTGATTG